GACGCAGATGAGGAACGATTTTATCATGTCAGAATGCTTTGAAAGAACAATACCCATTGGCTGGCAATGTCCGGAATGCAAACATGTTTATGCTCCCAAAGTATTAATGTGCTACTACTGCCCCAAAAGTCCAAAAATGAAATTTAATAAAGAAAAATATGAAACTATAGTAAGGAAAATATACATATGTCCAACGCAATCCAATGTCCCACCTGCTCAGCCATTAAGTTAACCCAAGCCAAGATGTATTTAAAAAGAGCCGAACAAATTTTAGAAGATGAAAATTTAATGCATACGAAATTGGAAGATGATTTCTTTTCAATCTCCCTATTCTGCACAGAGGGAATTGACGACGCACTAAGAAGAACTAAATCAATCGATGTTAGACAACAATTAGCAGAAATGGAAAGAGAAGAAAGGTATGAGAATTTATAAAATAAAAAAAAGAGTATAAAATCATGATAACTAAAAATGATTATAAAGCAGTAAAAGAACAATTAGACATATTACTAAATATAAATTTAAGTTTTAAAAATGTAATTCAAAGAATTGAAGCTTTTTTCCCTGAGAAACAATTAGGAGAAAAGACTAATGACAATAAAGAAAAAGATTTATGGGGAAATCCTATTACTAAGGACGGGGAAGAGGCATGGATTTCTACTAAGAAATTTGAAATAGAAACTAGAATATGTACAGCAAGTACTTTATCTAAATTATTTAGTAAAGATCGTTGCTTTTTTGAGTGCTGTGCGAAAAGAATAAAAAATAAAATATTTATTCAAAAAAACAAAGTGGTTGAATATTTAGAGCTCCATTCTCAAGGCAGAATATATAATTCTGTAATCAAATATAAAAAATATTTGGAAGGAAAAAATGAAGGATTGTCTATGTAATTCCTCTAATATGCGGCTGCTTTTAAAAGATTTTTTTGGCGACTGTAAAGAAGAAGGAATATTAAAAATGAAATGCTCTTTAATAGAGTTAGAAGATTTCATACAAGATTGGGTTTATGAGCATATAGAGTTAAACGAAAATGGAATAATTTATGATTGAATTAACTATAAGTATAAGAGACCAAGAAAAGAAAAAACTTATAAAACAATTTTTAATTTATGAGCCATTCACTTTAGATACACATGATCCAGTAATAGATAAACATCTAACTGAATGTATAAATGAGTTTAATGGCGAGGCAGAAGACATAAAATTAAGAGCAACGATGGTATTAAAATAAAAATTTGACAGGAGTATTTGAGTATGCCAAGGCCTGAAAAACCCATAGATTGGGAAAGAGTAGATGAGTTGTTAGAATGCGGATGTTTAGGTAATGAAATAGCAGCGCATTATAATATGCATCCAAATACTTTTTATGACAGAGTAGTTAGTAAATATAATATGAGTTTTACTGATTATCAAGCTGAAAAGAAATATAAAGGCGATAGTTTAATTAGAGAAGCACAGTTTAAAAAAGCATTAAAAAAATTAGATAATACTATGTTAATCTGGTTAGGCAAGCAAAGACTCGGTCAAAAAGAGAATTTAGATTCTAATCAAGAATCACCATTAATATCTAAAGCTTTTGATGCGGTGATTGGACAACTTAATGCATTACAAGCATCCGCAAAGCCAAGCTCTCTTTCTAATAACGAAACTACCCAATCTTGAAGAGTAGTCCCGTTTTGATAAGCATAGACTTTTGCTGCTTTATGTAAATCTTCTGGTAATCTTATACAACAATTCTTTGATGATTTAGTCATTTTTTATACCTTATGCATTAAATAATCAGTTTTACGAATCCATTCCCATTTTTGTTCTAAATCCATTGCCTCACCTTCTTCTATTGTTCCTTCCCACATTTCCCAGAACTCTTCTTCTATTTTTGTATTTTCTAAATCACTCATTCTCCCCTTCCTTTTTCGTATCGATCCATTTCCATCCAGGCGCAGGCTCCACCTTTGTTAAATCCTGAGTTCTTGCTGAAATGAATGGTTTTATCTCATCAAGAGAAACTAATCCCAATTCTTGAAAATCTCCATCAACTAGACAGTAAGCGCAATTGTTTTCGTCCCATTTCTCGGTGACGTAGTATTCCCAAAAGCAACCAGTGACTATTATCCACTCTAAGATGTTCAAGGTGTTAGTACCGTCAGTCATCTTTCTCATCTTCTCTCCTTTGTATGAGATTTGCAAACAATATAACATTGCATGCAATTAAGCACAAGACGTAAACATTCTTTTATTGTGCACGAAAGATAGCTGAAAGCAATACCAATAGTGAAGAGAAGTCGGCGTGAGTAACAGGCATTTGCATAGCTTCTTTGGGTAATCTTTCGATATTTTCCCTTAAATCATCCAACATATTAAGTAGATTAGTCCTCTCATTAGCGTCAAGTATAGGGGCCGTTTCCTTTGGCGTATGGCCTTCTAAACCTGGAAAAACTGAGGTTTCTGTAGCTTCCTTCGGTACGATCTCATTGCCTTCCTCATCGATAAGAATAAGATTAGATTTATCTTGTCTGATATTGGCATGAAAAACACCTGTTGCACAATCAATTGAAATTTCTCCGCAAGCACAAGAGACATAATCAAATTTGCCCTTAGCTTCTATTATAGTTTTACAAAGCCCACATTTTGCCCTAGTTCTCATATTGCGATTTCCTTTCTTCAAAGATTGCATCAGTCATTCTTTTAAAAATTAAATTGGCTGATTCATCCTCAAAATAAGTATTTAAAAGTATATGAGTCAAAGAAATTAATTCTGCCGCACGTTGTATAGCGCAAGAAACTCCTTTTTCCTTGCAATCTTTATGAGAAACCTTAAAGGAATTGATATATTTGGGAACAATGTCCAAGTCCAAAGCATGTTTTGTTTTATTGCATTCCATATTTTCCTTTGCCTTAAATTCACTGATATTTAAACATATATGTTTATTAAAACTCTATTGAGAAAATAGATGAACCATGTGAAAGAAAAACAAAAGAAACGTCTATGGATTTATTTAACAATCGCTTTTATAATTATAGCCGTGATTGCATATAAATCTATCTGTTGTGAAATAAATATAAATAAAATTGAAATCTGCTGGGAGAATTTAGCATGAGTGATTCATATAAAGGTGTGTCATTTTGGAGAATATTACTTTATGCAACTGCCTTTGGTGCAATTGTATTTTCTAGCTATTGTTCGAAGGGCAAGCTGCATGGGAATATAGATAAGGAATGTTTTCCATGCCCAGTACCATTTCCTTTTCCTCTGCCTCTTCCAGAAGATATTATTCCTCATCCCCATATTCCACATGAGGATGATCCTGATAAGAATTGGGGTTAAGGAGGAGGGGGTAGTGGCATCCAATATTCAATCTCATTTACTATTCCTTGACAGTTCCAGACGTATCTATTTTTAATATCACTCTCACTAGGATAATTTTCATTTTCACGATATCTAATTTCACATTTTTTAAAGGTTCCATTCCAAACTAAAACCTCATATTCAAGTTCTGGCAATCTATCCTCAACGCTTATCCATTCCATATCACTCACTCTTCTCAAGTCCCATTTGCTCAATCTTCAATTGCTTCTGAATAGTCCGTAAAATCCACGTAGTTCTATTGTAACCTGCCTTCTCTTTTACAAGTGCGTCAATCTCTTCGCACATACTTGTCGGCATCCGTAATGTCATAACAAAGAACTTTTCTTTCTCTTTCTCTTTAGATACCGATCCGCCCTTCTCAATGAACTTTTGGATCTCTTTTTCAGATAATTTTTTACTTACGACCATATATCTTCCTTATATTTTACTGATATCTTTTTGATGTCTAGGAAATATCTCCTGATAAAGACGGATAAGTTCTTCTTTTGCTTTAGCATCTTGCATTTCAGCAACTCCAAGTCCTTGTGATGCAGCATTAGAAAATACTTTCCTATTGCCTATCATCGATTGAATACATTTAAACTCGGATGCCTCTTCTAATATTTTCAATGCGTCTTCGTTGTCTACGCCTCTATTGTCACTTTGATTAATACAGGCAATTACTTTTAGCTTTGGGTTGATCAAAAGCACTTCGCTAATAAGTTCCCTCACAGGCCCTATTGTCCATATATCAAAAGATCGGGGTTTGAATGGAATAATATAAAAATCAGCACAAATAAGTGCGGAGCGTTGGCTCATCGTATCCCTTCCGCCCGTATCGACAAAGATATGGTCGTAATCATTTTTAAACTTCATTATCTGTTGGTGAATGTTCTTACCATTTAACGCAACTGTGGGGAAGTTGGGTTTGTCTTTAAAGTGAGATTCTCTTTGGTCTGCCCAATCAGAAGAGGAGCGCTGATCATCTGCATCTACGAGCAATGTCCTGACGCCATGCATATCACTAAGTACAGCGAAGTTAGTTGCAAGAGTTGTCTTGCCTGTCCCGCCTTTGATACCCCCAATGACTGTAATCATGCCTCTCCTATATGTTTTACATATGTTCGAGACATAATATAGATATCAAATATATATCAACAAGATATTTCGGAATCTTCCATTTCCACTATTGTGCATAAAATACACTTATCTGATGTTCCATCATAAAGAAAGGGGCATTCGCATTTAGAACATTTATCAAACACATATCCTTCAGGTGCTTTTATTGTGAATAGAAGAGATTCAGTTTGCTTACATCTACATTCCAAAGTATGTTCATTGCATTTATCGCACTCGCCACTCAAAACTCAATCCTCGCGGGTTTATTCATAATAGGGCCTTCCTTTCATTTGGTGAATAAATTTTTCGACTTTCATTGTATCATTGTAATCGCCTCTAAAATATACCACCGCACAGCCTAGGTGAGGCGCATCACCTGTGAAAGTGAATTGCCTCATATCATGAAATTTTTCTATTCCTTTCTTCATGGGACAATCCTTCAATTCTTCTGCCGATTGCCATGAACCACAACTACATTTTCCATTTTCTATTTTTGTTCCGCACATATCGCAATGTGTCATCATAGTATTATCCTCACAGGTTTATTCATAATAAGGTCTTCCTTTCATTTGATGGATGAATTTTTCAATCCTTTTTTGTCATTTTTCTTTTTGATATGCACGATGTACCAGTTGCAACCAAACCCCCTAATATTCCACCCAGTATTGAAATCAATAACCATATCGTGCTCATTGCTATCATAAATCAATCCTCGTAATTATGCTCAAAATGTAGTTTCTTTTTATCGGTTTTCATTCCTAATTGTAGTGGATAGAAATAATCACATTTTTTGTTTTCAAATACAAAATCAGCATAGCATTGAAAATTCTCTGCAATAGCCATATAGCGATAGCAATCCTTTTTCTTTGGGCAATCCTTATTATTACACATAGTTATATCAGCCATTTTGTCTCCTCCTCTACAATCAAAAGATCTCCGCCTTCAAGTTGGGGGAAGTGGCCGTGTAAGTCGCTGATACAGTCGATAATCATTTCTTTTCCCACTGTTTACAGAGTCTTCGAAATATTTCTAGACATAACAAATTCCAGTCCATTTGATTAAATGGGCTATTGGCGTTAATTGTCAGTAAATATTGCAAAATTTGTTCGTTACTTTTTTCTTCAAAACCTGTTTTCATAATAATTATTTTTTGATAGTATTTTACTATGTCGCTTCCATTATCTCCTAAACAACTAGAATTTGCAATAAATAGTACTGCACATTGGAATCTTGCTCATGGGTCTGTTCGATCTGGTAAAACTATAGGCACTCTCTTCCGTTTTATGCAAGCAGTAGTAAATTGTCCTGACTCTCAAATCTTCATGGTAGGTCATACTTCAGAAACAATTTACCAAAACGCCATCCGTTTACTATTGGAAAGTGAACAACTTTCTATTTTTAGGCCTTTTTGTGCTTGGTTTGCTGGGAAAAGACAGTTAAAATTTAAAGATAAGACGATCCAAACACTCGGTGCAAAAGATGAGGGTGCGATCGGTCAATTCCAAGGAAAAACATTTTCTTTAGTTTATTGTGATGAGATGACACTCTATCCTGAATCCATCATCGACATGATCGATACGAGGCTTTCTACCCCCCATAGCATGGGTTTTGCTTCCATGAACCCAGCTCATCCAACTCATAAACTCAAACAGTGGATAGATAAAGCTGAGGAAGGAGATAAGAATTATTATGCGCTTCACTGGTCTCTAGAAGACAATCCCTATCTTGATGAAGAATATAAAATGCGGATTAAGCACAGTCTTTCAGGGGTATTCTACAAGCGCAACTATTTAGGCCTCTGGTGTCTTGCAGAAGGAGCTATATTCGACTTCTTTGATAAAAACATTCATATCGTTTCTCGTCCCCCTCGAGCAGCTGAGTATTGGATAGCAGGAGTAGATTATGGAACGGTAAATAGCTTTGCTTGTACTCTTGTAGGGGTAAATACAGGACGCATGACTCAAACAGGTATCTCTAGGTGGGTGGAGAAGGAATATGTCTGGGATTCTCGCAAGCAAGGAAGACAAAAGACTAACGGAGAGTATGCAGACGATGTTGCTAATTTCCTTGAACCTTATGGAATAAAAGCAGTTTATGTGGACCCAAGTGCTGCTGCATTTAAATTAGAGCTTAGAAGAAGGGGCTTGCATGTTGTAGATGCCGACAATGATGTTACCAATGGTATCATCTTCATGACATCGGAGATGCAGAAGGGTAATTTATTTGTTTGCGAGGAATGTCCTAATCTCATTCGAGAAATTGAATCATATGTATGGGACCCTAAAGCTTCCTTGAAGGGAGAAGATGCTCCTTTGAAAAAAGACGATCATGCTTTAGATTCTCTACGTTATGCAGTTTATACGCACAAGATTGTCAGTTACGATTATCAAGCTCACCAAAAGGTGCAGCAAAATTACATGCAAAATAGGTTTATGAGATGAGTGAAAAAGAATTTTTTAACGCACTTAATGAAAAGAATAGAGAAAAATATCATGAAGAACTTAATGACTATGTTGAGAAAATAGTACTAGATCATGGTGGCGAAAAGAAAGCGGTCGGATTACTACTGATGTCTATCGGCAATATGGCAACACATTTTGCTGACCTTTGTAAAAAACATAAAGACAAGGAAATATGGATGGGATTAATGAGAGATCCCGCAGTAAATCTTTCATTAAAATATTCGGCTGGATTATGGGATCTACGAGAAAAATATAATATTGAATTTCAGGAAAAATAGGATTTTGCATTAAATCATGCCAATCGAACGTTACGAAGCCCTCAAAATCGCTAGAATCGCATACAAAGAAATGATTGATATTGTAGAAAAATGGAATACAGGGCTTATCGATTTCCTTCCTATTAATTTTCATTGGGATGGCTGCCTAACTATAGGAGCACATTCCTTTGAGGAAAGAGAACTAACCGAATATCAGGAATATGATTGAACTATTATATTGAATTTTTAAAACAATATGGTTATAAAGTAACTAAATAAAATTTTAGTTGGAGCTATATTTTGGCTTTTTACTATCCACCCTGGAATAATGCTTTAGAACCTTCACAAGGAAATGTCCGCCAATGGTTGGACAATCTATATAGCAAATTCCAACCCATAGAGCAGTCCCGGCCCTCCGCCCCTTACATTAAGTTGTAGGGGGCGAGAGGGCAGTAAAAATATCGCTGGAACCAATCTAATATAGATACTTTATTCTATGCGGGCTCGCAAACCTTTGTAAATAGATATTTTAATTTTGCTCCTACGACTTCGTATCAGCAATATTACTTTAATCTATGTCAGCAGCCTGTCAATGCCATTACAGGTTATGAACGTCAACATCGTAAACAATGGATGTTTCAGGGAGCAGAAGGCTCAGATGCTCAGACAATTGACCAATATACTAAATTAATCATTCATGAAGCGAATGCTGGGAATTTACATGAGCTTAAATCAAAGGCTAAAGAATTATCTGCTATCTCTGGGATGGTATTAGCGCAGCCTTATCTTGATTTTACAGGAAATGACCAGGCACAAGGTGAGTTGAAACTAAAAATATGGGAATATAACTCTTTTCTTGTTGACCCGTACTTTCGTAATCCCGACATGAGTGATGCACAATTTGTTTGGTGTCAAGAATATATTTCTAAAAAAGAGGCAGAAGAACGTTTCCCAGATAAAGTAAATGCTATTACACCAATGGCAGGAACTCCTCAACGATATGGTAGTTTCTATTTCTTGCCTGAAAATTATAATATGGCAAGAAATGATCTTTTAGTTCTCTCCTACGTCTGGTATAAATGGAAACGGAAGAAAAAAAGATTATATAGTAAATCTCGTAATCAATTCTTTGACTTTGCTTCTAACAATGATCAAATGGATGTGATTTTAATGACTATCCCTGATTTAGAGGAGGTGACAGTTGAAGTTCCTACATGGAAGTTGGCAGTGGTTCTCAATGATCAGCTCATGTTCCAGGGCGATAATCCTCTTGGGTTTGATGGCTGTCCTTTCGTGCCTTATTTTTGGAATTATGAGCCTCATATTAATTATTACGATCTTCGGGTACGCTCGCTTATTCGTACGATGAGAGATCCTCAATTCTTATATAATTATAAAATTATAACTAATAATGATATAGCAGCTGCAACAATTAATGCGGGATGGAAAAGAAAGGTTGGTGCGGTTGCTAATGAGGATAATCTAAAGAAATCAGGACAAGGTTGGGATGTAATTATAAATGAAGGATATGAATTAACAGATTGTGAAAAGATAATTCCTTCGGCCGTTCCTCAATCTGATCTTGAACTTGCCCAACAGATGGCAGACCTGATTTATCAAACTTCGGGATTTAATCTTGAGAATTGGTCAGGTCAAAACGATAAACAGATATCTAGCCTCACTATGATGCTAAAATCTGCGGCTAATTTGATGGTCTTCCAGAAATATTTTGATCAGTGGGATTATTCTGATAAATTGCTTGGAGAAAGATTGCTTCAAATTGTTCAGAATAACTGGAATGCAGAGAAAGTGAAGTTAATTATTGGAGAAGAGCCATCGCCATTCTTTTATTCTAAAATATTTACTAAATTCCATACGATGGTGGAAGAAGCGGACTTAACTCCATTGCAACAGAATTTACAGGCTCAACAAATGTTAGATATCAATCAGACATTTGGAAGAGAAGTATTTCCACCTTCAATGATTATTCCGAAACTTAATATTTCAGGTAAGGGAGAGATCATTCCATTCTTGCAACAACAAGAACAACAAGCAAGTCAACAACAACAAGAACAAATGGCGGTACAACATGCCTTCGAAGACGCAAGACTCAAAGAGCTTTATACAAAAGCTGCTGCAAATATCGCGACAGCACGCGAGCGACACGGTAGGGCAGAAGCGGACATCGGGCTCTTCGAAGAAAGGCTCAGCGAGATCACCCGCAACAGGGCACTTGCCACAAAAGACAAGATGGAAGCGTTGGAAAAATTGGTGGACGTTATTGCGAAATATGGGGAAATAGAAACTATATTAAAAATGAATGAAATTCAAAGTTTTGATTATATGCAGGAACAAAAAGAAGATAGAGAAAAAATAGATGCAAAACAAACGTCTCTTGCTAATAATTTTTTAAATAGTATAATGGGTAATCAACAAAGTGAGCCCATGATGGCTCAAATGGGGTAATTATGGTAGATAGTCAAAAGATGGGCTCAAGAGTATCTTCTGGCGGTATGAGAATAGATGATCATGCTAATTGGACTGGAAAAGCAGCGGCAGGTTCTGTATTTGCACCAGGAGCAAAAATGAAATCTATTTCAGATCAAGAAGGTTCTGGATCTGTAATGCGTTACGAAGATACAGAGGAAGCAATCAAATCAGTGCAAGAAAAGAGTGTTTCTCAAACTAAGAAACATCCTATGAAGCCTGGATATAGATATTAATAGTGCATATAGAACAGACTTAAAACGTCACATGCATTTGTATAATAGTAATGCATAGCTATATGTTCTTCAGTCGGGGCCTCGGACTTTAATTTAAGAGACGAGAGTAATCCTCGGGAAAGGTGGTTGCCCTGAGATCCCACCGACAAATTGGAATGGGCGTAATTTAAGAGGTTTTATGCCAAAAACAGGATTTAAAGACCCGATCGCTCCTCCTAAAGGGAAAGAAAAAAAGTCCCCTTGGGATTTTAGATGTCCACAATATGATGAGCGTACCAGTTGTTATGTAGATGCGGGTTCGCATTTTGGAGTTGGACATAAGAATCCTGTGGGCCATAAGGGACCTACAAAACAACGCGTAGATACGATGCCTTTTGGACGTCCTAGCACCTTGCAAGTTTCGAATGTCCCTCCAAAAATGCTAGATCAGGAATATATTGAGTGAAACATGGCAATAAAAAACCTAAAATTTCACATACTCCTAGATCATCAAAGGGTATGGGGGATTATTATGGTACGGGTATTCGGGCAAAGATTGGTCGGATGAGAGAAGATTCAATGGGGATGATAGTGCAAACACCAAAGAAGCTTAAAAATCCTCCTAAGACCCTTGCATAATTTCCTTATTTTGGAACGTACTTAAATAAATTTGCTTAATTCTTTCATCGGATAAATCTTCTGGATGTGCCTTTTCTAATTCCTTCCTATCATTTCTAAACTTTTGGATACACCATAGGATTGTTTCATCACCCGTAATTTTCCCTTTTTCATATTTAGCCCATAATTCACTAGGGGGAAGAAGCCAACAGACTTCTATAAGATCTGTATGAGATATTGCGCGAAACAGATAAGAATTAGTCTGTGCTTGAGGACGCGTAAGTCTTGGTTGCCATAGCATTCTTTTTGTAACCCCGTCATCATCAGTCCTTGGATGAGCAAATATATATATATAAGGACAATGTTGCTGGAGCGTTAAACTTAAAGGATTTTCTTTTAAACACTCCTCGGCACCCTTAAAAATATTTATTCCTTGGTCTTTTTTAAAATGGAGTAAACGGTCATGTGCTTCAAGTCGATTTAATTTCATTTTCAAATATTGATTTTTATTAAAATATTTAGTTAAATACATTTAAAATTTAATTTCTAGTAAAAAAGGGAGTATTTGCATGTCAGCAGAAGCGCAAGCGAATGTAGAACAAAAACAAACAGATAAAGAATATAATTTCAGACAAATTGAAAAACGATTACAGGAAGAAAGACAGGCAAGAGAACAAGAGGCAGCAGCTAGACTGGAATTAGAGAGAGAATTACAAAGACTAAAATCCAAAACACCACAAGATGAAGAAGATGACTACTCAGAGCCGTATGTCGATCATAAGAAATTAAATAAAAAATTAGCTCGTTTTGGCGAACAATATGAAAAGACTACTGAAAATAAAATTCAGAATGCAGTTCAACAGGCATTGAGAGAAGAAAGAAAACAGGCATGGGTTGAAAACAATCCTGATTTTTATGATACACTACAACATCATGCAGAAAAATTGTCTGTTAAGGCTCCAAAATTAGCAGAATCTATACTTAGAATGCCTGATGGGTTTGAAAGACAGCAATTGGTATATAATACAATCAAATCTA